CTAATTAACCTTTCCGCCCTCGTTACTTAGGGCTTTTTCTTCGTATCCGTCATACATCAAATTCTGCGGACTCTTTCCACCCATTGTCAAGACTTGCGGTTTTTCTGATACCGTTTGATTTGTATCAGCCGTTAGTGCTTCATTTTGTTTAGTTTTATAAGGATTGAACGGCAAGCCATCTTTAATATAGCTTAAACAGGTTTTTTTACTGATTTCTGCAATCTTAGACCCTTGGTCTGTATAGCAGTTACAGCCATTATCGCTTTTTACGCACGCTGACGGCCAAGGCATGGTTTTAACGGCTTTATTCATTCCGTCATACATCGGCGCTGTTTCCGGCCTATCTTCTATTCTTGGTTTAAAGTCGTCCTCGCTTATGTGAGGTTTCGGCGGTTCTTCTGCCTTTGTTTCTTGTTTCGGGTATTGCCCTAATCCGTCCGTTCCGTCCACCGCTGGAGCGGTTGCCGTACCGTCCGTTTTAGGGCTTTCCGCCAAGGCGGAAACTTCTGCTTTCGGTTTTTCGATCGGGGCGCTGATGTCTTTCCAGCTTTGCCATACATAAAAACAGCAAATTAATATCACGCCAAGGACAAAAGGAAAGATGAAAACGACTTTACTTAGTTTTGTTTTAATCTTCGTGTGTTCTTCCGCTGACTTGTAAACGCCAAATGCTTTTTTATCAAGTTTATAAACGCTTTTAACACCGTTTGCGACATCGCTATTAGATTCTGGATTTGCGCACCTTTCCCATTCAATCATACGGCGCACACCTAAACTGGTTTTGCCGATGTGGCAGTGATGGCCTATCAAACTGCGTACATTAACGTCTATTAGGCGTGGATGTTGTGTAAGCAGGAATATATCAATGCCCCTATGACGGTGCGTTTCCAGTTCTGCTACGAAATCGGGAACTTTTGAACCGCTTGGCCGTGGCCTGAATACGCGCTGGCATTCGTCAATAACGAGTATTGCGCCAGTGGGCGCCCATTTGTGCCAAGTCTGCATACTTTCGCCTTCTGGAATAGGCAGGTTAGGAATAATTTTGTCATTTACTTCGGGAATGCCGTCAAGATATAACGGACGGTTTTTTAAATCTGACCTATTCATAAGGTCTGAAATCATTTTTAGGGTCTTGCCTGAACCTGGAACACCTGTAATCAAATAAAGCATAATTTACCCTTTTATTTACTTGCCATTATCGCTGATAGTTTGGACATTGTTTTGAGCGATGCTATAAATGTGAATGTGCCGAAAATCCAGTTTAGACAAACTCCTATTCCTAAAATGTAAAGCACTTGCAAGGAATCCTCTGTCAAACCGCCTACTTGTTGGGATACGGCCTGCATAAGCTGATTCTGAAGGGCATCTAAACCTACATAAGTTATAAAACTTAGCCCTACCGCTGACATGATTTTTCCTGCAACAGTCGTTAATACGCTGGTTAATAACTTTGCCCACATATCACAATTCCTTTACTGCTGCATAAGCAGCCCAACCACAACTAATAATGGTTACTAAAATTAAAATTGGCCTGATTTTTGAAGCTATGTAACAAACGTTTTCATAGCTCATTTCAAAAGTACCTAAAATACCCATGTCAAATGTTTTGGGAGATGGGCAAACACCGTCTGTTTTAAAGGTATCAGTTGGTTTTATTGAGCCTATATCGATCGTATTTTGGGGAACTTCAGGTTCTTGCGCTTCAACCTCCCCCATATCTGCACACGCTGCGATGTTTGGAAAAAGCGAACAAAGGCCATTTTCTTGCTGTTTTGGCGTTTGTTGATTGTTTGGACTATTCGGACTGTTCGGCTCATTCGGTGTATTGGGAGAATTAGGGCTATTTGGTGCGTTTGGCGTGTCCGGACTCTCCTGTCTGCTTGGTGTTGTCTTTTCGGGCTTATTCGGTGCTTCTGGACTGTTTGGCTTTAAATCTGGACGTGGCACATAATCAACGCCAACAGTGCCGTCTTGATTCATTTTGAATCTTGTTTGTTGTGGGGTGCCACTGCCTTCAGGGGTATAGGGCGCAGAAAGTGCAGTATCAGGGCTAAATGTGCTTGGCTCGGCAGATTGATTCATAACGCCCATTTTTGCCAGTTGGTTCATCAACTCGGCATGATTTGTCTGATTGTTTTCAAGCATACGTTTAAGAATGTCTAACATTTCTTTTTGTGTCAGCATGAAATCTTCAGGTTTTACTTGACTTTGATTTTGTGCGAGTTTCTCTTTTTCTGATTCTGGAACTGTACCTTCTTTATATGAATTCCAACGAACATAAACATGCTTATCAGACGGTGTACTTACTTTAATTTTTGATGGTGAGGCGTATCTACCTGCATCAATATTGTAGGATGATACAAATTTGCCCATATATGCAGGCGAATTGTTTAAAGTATTATCAGCAGAGCCACTTAATCTATAACCATCTGGAGCATAGAAAACATAGTTTGAATATGACCCATCGACTTCTACTATTAATTGATATTTCAATAATCCTTTCTTTTTTGCTTCTTCGTCTTTCTTCTGTTCTTCTTTCTCTACTGCTTTTTGATAGTTGCCTTCGGCTTCTGCTTGCTTTTGGGCTTGGGCTGCTTTCTGAATCGCATTAGATATTTGTTCTTGAGATGCCCCATCTCTTAATCCTGTTTTATCCAAAAAAGTATTAATTCCTGAACCAAGCCCAGTAATATCAAGTTTAGATAAACCTGTCAGAATTGCACCAACACCATTACGCGCAGCCATAGCCCAATCGCCATTTTTTATGTCTCTATATGTCCAAGCTGCATAATCAGAACCAATAGCCCCACCCATAGCAGTAGCACCTGCCAATGTCCCACCCAATACAGTTTCAACTTTACCAACGTTCACCCGTTGATTAACATTTGTATTCATCGTGCCAGTTTCGCCATATCGGCCTGTAACCGTTACATTTTTGCCTTGGCTACCATTAATATTTCCACCATTTTTAGTTACTGTCGGTTTGCCGTTGTTTTGTACATCAACCTTCCAAACGCCTGTATTTGGATCGTATCCACGACGTTGCAATGCTTGGTCACTTGGGAAACCTGCGTTTTGATGTTGTGCCGGCGGAGGAAGGCCGACCTCTGCAAAAGCTGTTAACGGACTTAAAACTTGCGCGCCAAAACATATAAGAACAGCACTGCGCACAGGTAAGGCAGTAATCCGAGAATAAAGGCTGTTTCGGGTATCATTCATTTTCTTTCTCTACGGTTTTAATAGTTTTTAAAACAATGGCTACAATTAATAAGCCGATGAAAGGTAATAAAAGCATTTGACCTATCTGTTTTCCTTGGTTGTAATATTCCTGGCTATCACATAAAGGAAATGTCAGACTAACTACTTGTTCGTTATATTTCCAAGTTGTACCGTCAAAAACGGGGTGATGTAACACCCCGTCTTTATCTATTGTCGGTACGACTTGGGTCATCACGGCATTTGTTGCTTCTTCTGCTTTTTCATAGCAGATTCGGCCTACCAGATGTCCCATATCTGCACCTTATGCTTTGTTGATAACGCGTTTTGCAACAGAAATAGTTGCAATCACAACGGCCAAACCAACAACAACTGCGCCAAATGCGATAATGCCAGTTTTCAGAGCGCCGATTTCTGTAGAGGCTGTATCGAGCAAGTTTGTATCAGCCATGGCCGGAGCAGACATTGCAGAAACAGCAACAGTTGCCAGAGCGAACTTCGCTTTGTTTTTCAGGTTTTGGAATTTCATTTTGTTTTCCTTTAGTTAATGTTGAAAAAAAGTTTTGCGGTGTTTCGGGGTCAATTCAAGGCACACCGCAAAGCCTTGAATCTTGCTTATGCTTCGTCTGAAAAATAGATGTTGTCTTTAAATGCGCGTGGGAATACTTGCATTGAAACGATTTGCTGTGGCTTATAGCCTTCATATTTTTCAGGGTGTTTTGTGCGAACTTCGCAAAGGCGCGTTTCGGTTTCGCTACGGATAATCAGGCCGACATAATGCGTCTTGGTAAATGTGCCGTCTTGGTTTTTGCGTTCACGCGTGAACATTCGATCAAAAGATGCAATAACGAAAATACCTTGTCGGCGTTCGGTTTCTTGAGACATGATGTTTTTCCTTTCTTTAAGGTCGGTTTTGCTGGTATTCAACGGTTCGGGGGCGGGACGGGAGGGGCGCTCACACACGGCTTGCGCCGTTCTCCTTGCTTCGCAAGTGCGGTTTCGCGCCCATCCCGCCCCCGAACCAAAATCAACGATTGCTTGTTTCGCTACATATTGATGATGGTTTCTCGGTTTTTAAATGCCCATTTCGGGCTTAGGACAAAGGCCAAGACTGTGTTGTAATTGTCTTGTGTAATTCTGGGCAGGGCTGCGCGGTATTTCCACTCTGCTACGCGGTTCAGGTAGCTTTCTACCTGCTCAACCCACTTTTTTAACTTGCGTCTCCACTCTTTCGAGCCTTTGGACACAAAAGCAAAATTGCTGTTTGCTACTTTCCACACGGATTTTTTGTCCATGCTGGTACGCACGAGCCGATAGCCTTTGTCTTCGGTCAGGCGGCTGTTGATGTGTTTGCTGATGTATTTGGATACGTATCGCGCCAAGCCTTTGCTGTTGGTTTTGACCGGCAACAGTTCAGTACGGCCAAAGCCGTATTTGTGGACGTTTTCACGGAGCAATGCCCACAGTTGGCGCAATGCTGGATTGGCAGAGCTGTAGCGTCCTGCTGCGATTTCGCGGAAATTCAGGCCGCGCCGTATATCGACACGGGTATTTACGATTAGATGGAAATGGATACGGCCTTTCTTCGTGCGCTCATAGACACAGACGTATTCAGGAAAGTGACGTTTGAGAAAGTTGGTTCTCAAGCTGTGAAAACGGCGTTGCGCTTCTTTCGGATCGGTTACGTCATCGGCAAAGGTCAGGGTTAAAAAGCCGACTTTGTTCAGGCCAAAGGCTTCAATGAACGCTTTGACGTTCATTTCTAGGGCAGTAGTGGATTTTTTGTAAGAGGTGGAAAACTCGTTCAGCGTGTCCGCTTTACGGTTTTCATACTGACTTGGCAACTGCTTGATTTCGCCGCTGTTTGCGGTCTCAATGCAGTTGTTACTATTAAGACAAGGAAGAGCGCGTTCCGCGCTTGCTGAAGCTGAACGGTTCATGATTGCACCTCCGCCATCAGTGCGGATACGCTTAATTGACCGTATAAATCGGCTTCGCCGTAAGTGATTTGGGGATTGTTGGGATTGCGGATAGGAAAAGCTTTGGTTTCCAAGCAATCGATGGTTCCGCAGGTCTCGGAAAACAGGCGGAAGATGTAGGCAACGGGATTTTTTTCGGGTTGCGGTGTAATTGTGTAGTAGGCAAATTTTGACATTTCAGACCCCTTGAAAAGTCGGCTAATCGGAACTTGTCAAGGGGTTTGGTTTGTAATTTACACTCCCTTAACGGAGTGCAATATATAAGGCCGTCTGAAACTTGATATTTTTGCTTTCAGACGGCGTCAGGTCTAAGAGGATTGTTTTTTTGTATGGGCGCCGAACTCGGCAAGCGTCATGTTCAAGGTTTCCAAGCAGGGCTGCATGATGTGGTCAACCGTTTGATTGACTTTGTCTTTGTTGAGCGTTTG